AAGGACGGGCAGCTCACGCCGGAGCAGTTCGAGCGTCTGAAGGCAGAGCTTGAGGCGAGCTTCCAAGGCGCGAAGAACGCCGGCCGGCCGCTGCTGCTCGAAGGCGGGCTCGACTGGAAGGCGATGGCTTTCTCGCCAAAGGACATGGATTTCATCTCGGCGAAGCACGTCGCCGCGCGCGAGGTGGCGCTTGCGCTCGGCGTACCGCCGATGCTGCTGGGCATTCCCGGCGACAACACCTATTCCAATTACGCAGAGGCCAATCGCTCCTTCTGGCGGCAGACAATTCTGCCTTTGGTGATCCGCACGGCGAAGGCGCTGTCGGGGTGGCTCGGGCCTGGCTTCGATGAGGGCGCGGGCCTCGAGCTTCGCCCTGACCTCGATGCCATCGAGGCGTTGAGCACAGAGCGCGAGGCGCTGTGGGAGCGGGTGCGGGTCGCCGATTTTCTGACCATCAACGAGAAGCGCGCCGCCGTCGGCTACGAGCCGGTGGAGGGCGGCGACGAGCTCGCCGCTGCGCCTCAGCCATAATTATTCGTCATGGCCGGGCTTGTCCCGGCCATCCACGATTTTGTTCAGCGGCCCCGAGACGTGGATGCCCGGCACAAGGCCGGGCATGACGAGGGTTTGGTTCAAGGACAAAAAAATGCTGCAACGCTTCGGCGAAAACTTGCCGGCGCGCGAGGTGAAGTTCGCGCCCTGCGACCTGAAACGGGTCGAGGCCGACGGAACCTTCGCCGGCTATGCGAGCCTGTTCGGCGAGGTCGATCTCGGCCAGGACCTGGTGATGCCCGGGGCCTTCCGCGAAAGCCTCCGGGCGCGCGGCACGCAAGGGGTGAAGCTGCTCTTCCAGCACGACCCCAACGAGCCGATCGGCGTGTGGCTCGAGCTGTATGAAGACGCCAAGGGCCTGTTCGCCCGCGGGCGATTGATGCCGGAGGTGGTACGCGCCCGCGAAGTGTTGAGCCTGATGCGGGCCGGCGCGCTCGACGGGCTGTCCATCGGCTTCCGCACCGTGAAGGGGCGGACCGATCCCAAGAGCGGCGTGCGCCGCCTCGAGAAGATCGACCTCTGGGAGATCTCCATCGTCACCTTCCCCATGCTGCCCGAGGCGCGGGTGAGCACGGTGAAGCGGCGAGGGGTTTTGGATGGGGATGGCGTACGGCTGGCGAGCAAGCTTCGCCGCGGCGCCAGGCTGATGCGCGCGACTTAAGCGAGGGCCGCAGGATGGATGCCTTCGCGGCGAGCTGGGAGGTCGGCGCCCGCTGCCGACGCCTGAGCTGGCTCCTGCGCGCGAGTGTGGTCGAAGCCAAGCACGCGCAGCTCGCTCGCGCCTTCAAGGCAGGCTTCAACCCGAACCAGCCGCGCGTGCCTGCCGGCAATCCCGACGGCGGGCAATGGACGGGGAGTGGAGGCGGTGGGAGTAGCAGCTCAACCGTTGGCGGGGATGCGCTCACTCAAGTTGCGCAAAATGCTTCCTTCGATCAGCCGCCAGAGGTGCCGAAGGAGCGCCCGCAAGACGTCAGGGATCGCAATCGGGCTATTAGGCGATTGGCGAGGTTCGTCTTAATGTTGATCAACGAGGATAGGCTGGGTCGCCAAATTGGCCCCATCCTCGACCTGCTCGAAGTGGGATCCTGGGTCGCTGAGGAATACTCGGACCATCTCCAATCGTACATTGATCCTCCCAAAACACTCGAGGAACTACAGAGCGCAGTCTCGTCACCAACGCCAGGCTCACAGATACATCACATAGTCGAGCAGGGACCAGCTGCAGCGGAAGAGTTCCCTCGGTCACAGATTGACGCGCCGGAGAATTTGGTTCGAATTCCAACTTTCAAGCACGAGGAGATCACGGGCTGGTATGGAAAGCCGAATAAGCGGTTTGGTGGCCTTTCCCCTCGTGACTATCTGCGAGGCAAGAGTTGGGCAGAGCGAACGCGCGTAGGCATGGAGGCGCTAAGAGACTTTGAGGTATTGCGGTGAAGACATTGAACCTCAATGGACTATCTATCGAACAGCTCCTGGAGCGGTTTACGGCGATTGCACTCCGCCAACACGACGCAATAGAGGCTGACGATAATGCCAAATATGCTCGCCTCTACAGGCAAATGGATGCCGTCGAGAATGAGCTGAAATCGCGTAACAACGACGAAAGGCGAGTTTTGCTCTGCCTGCTGGACCATCCCAGCGCACAAGTTCGATTGATGGCTGCGATATCGACCTTGGCAGTAGCGCCAAGAGCAGCGCGTGCCGCGCTTCGGAAGATTAGCGACCGGAACGAATATCCCCAAGCAGCTGATGCGCGGGGCATGCTGAGAGACTTGGACGAAGGCAGATACAAGCCGAACTAATAAGTCAAGCGCTTGCCGGACGGGTCCAGCTTGAAACCCTGTTTGGCGCCGTCCCGCCTATCAAGGCCAAATAAAGTCAAAATTTCCAAACGTGGATGACCGGGGAAGGGCCGGGCATTGCGGTTTTTCACTTTGCGAAGACTGGCCCCCCAGAAGAGGACTGACATGAGCGAACAGCATCTGACCGAAGAGATTCAAGCCCCAGATACGCGCGTTCAACACGCGCGCGTGGACGACATCGAGACGAAAGCCGCAAGCGGCTCTGGCGACGACGTGGCCAATGCCTTCGACGACTTCATGCGCGCCTTCGAGGCGTTCAAGGCGACGAACAATGAGCGCATCGGCCAGATCGAGAAGCGCCTTTCGGCCGACGTGCTCACCATCGAGAAGCTCGACCGCATCAACAACGCGATCGACGAGCACAAGGCGATCGTCGATGAGCTCGCGCTGAAATCTGCGCGGCCTCAGCTCGGGGCCTCGACTTTCCGCTCGGGCTCGACGCTCCAGCACAAGGCGGCCTTCGAGGCCTATGTGCGCCACGGCGAGGCCAATGGCCTGCACAAGCTCGAGGAGAAGGCCCTGTCGGTGGGCTCAGGTCCTGACGGCGGCTATCTCGTGCCGGAAGAGACCGAGGCTGCCGTGATCCGCGGGGTGAAGAACATCTCGCCGATCCGGGCGATTGCCGGCAACCGCGTAGTGAGCGCGAGCGTCTACAAGAAGCCGTTCGCCATTACCGGGCCTTCGACCGGCTGGGTGGCCGAGACCGCGACCAGGCCAGAGACCAACTCGCCGACGCTCGCCGAGCTCACCTTCCCGACCATGGAAATCTACGCCATGCCGTCTGCGACGCAGACGCTGCTCGACGATTCGGCGGTGAATATCGATGAGTGGCTGGCTGAGGAGGTGCAGATCGCCTTCGCCCAGCAGGAAGGCACGGCCTTCATCTCAGGCGACGGCACCAACAAGCCGAAGGGCTTCTTGGCTTACACCAAGGTCGCCAACGGCTCGTGGAGCTGGGGCAATATCGGCTATGTCGCCACCGGCACCGACGGCGCCTTCGATACGACAGACCCGAGCGACGACCTCATCGACTTCATCTATGCGCTGAAGTCGGAGTACCGCGCTAACGCCCATTGGGTGATGAACCGGGCGACGCAAGCCACCATCCGCAAGTTCAAGGACGCCGATGGCAATTACATCTGGCAGCCGGCTGAGCGGGCTGATCTCTCGCCGACGTTGATGAACTATCCGGTCACCGAATCTGAGGACATGCCGAACATCGCCTCGGGCAGCTACTCGATCGCCTTCGGTGACTTCCAGCGTGGCTATCTCGTGGTCGATCGTGCCGGCATCCGCGTGCTGCGCGATCCTTATTCCGCCAAGCCTTACGTGCTGTTCTACACGACGAAGCGCGTCGGCGGCGGGGTGCAGGACTTCGACGCCATCAAGCTTCTGAAGTTCGGCACGTCGTAGTCGACTCGCACTAGCCGGACCGTCCTCGTCATGGCCGGGCCTGTCCCGGCCATCCACGTCTTCCTTTTTCCGACCTGTGAAAATTCGTGGATGCCCGGCACAAGGCCGGGCATGACGAGGGTTTTGTACCGGGCGAGATCTCGCGAAAGCCTGGCCGGGCCGGCGGCTGCGCCTTAGCGCCCCTCCCACGCGGGCGCGGCCGCCACTTTTTTGTTGCGCTATCGGCCTCTGGCCTACTTGAGCGCAGGGGTTTGAGGATCCGCACATGGCGCTTGTGATGACGGCGGCTCCTGCCGTCGAGCCGATCAGTCTCGCCGAGGCCAAGGCGCATCTGCGCATCGATGCGAGCGACGAGGACTCGCTCCTCACCGCGCTGATCACCGCGGGCCGGATGTTCGTCGAGCGGAAGCTGTCGCTGGCACTGATCACCGAGAGCTGGTCGCTCTATCTCGACGGCTGGCCGCGCAGCGGCACGATCGTATTGCCGATCCAGCCGGTTCGGGCGGTGACGGCGGTCAGGGTCTACGACCCCGACGACTCGCCGACCACTGTGAACAGCGAGACCTACTCCGTCGATGTGCTGTCGGAGCCGGCGCGGCTCGTGCTGTCGGCAGGCGCCGTGCAGCTCTCGCCTGCGCGGCTGCTCAATGCCTTCGAGGTTGCCTTCACCGCGGGCTATGGTGACGAAGCGAGCGACGTACCGGCGCCGATCCGCCA